AGAGTCTTGAAGATATCAAAGAACTTCAAGACCTAATTACACAAGGAATATTAGATACAGCTTTTTCTTCTGTTACTGGATATGAGGAAGATGAGTTAGAGCAACTTAATTTAATTGAAGAGTTGTTAGAGAAACAAAAACTCATGTACTTTAGATGTAAGTTGTCGAAGGATGAAGATGCGATGATGGTTGCAGAGAATATGAGAGAGTCACTTAGACAGATGGGTATGCCTAGAGGCGCAACTGTAGAACAGATGTTTGATAATTTAAAGGGTTCAATTCGTAAGTTAAGAGAAACACTTGACAACTAAATAGTAGTGTGTTATGTTAATAATGTAAGGACGCTTACGTTGGGAGTGACTGAATAAACTTACTGGCATATAGCTGGTTAAGGTGATGAGACACAGGTGGTGCTGCTCCGAAAGGAGAATCGACTTACCAGTCGGGTCTCAGGCAGAGAAGTTTTTCTAAACTGTAGAAATGCCCTTCTCTTGTTGGTACACAGGAATCCAACCTCCCTCTTTTTTGACCTAAGATGCAACTCTATGAGTCGGGCAGATGGTCTCTCTAACACAAGTAAAAATTAATCTAATAAAATCTAATGTCTTTTTCTAATCTAAAAAAACAATCCTCACTTGGTTCTCTGACTGCAAAACTTGTTAGTCAGGTGGAAAAAATGAATAAAGGTTCAAACGGTGTAGATGATCGTTTATGGAAACCAGAAGTAGATAAAGCGGGTAACGGTTACGCAGTAATCAGATTTCTCCCTGCACCAGACGGAGAAGATTTGCCTTGGGTAAAACTTTATACTCATGCATTCCAAGCATCTGGTGGTTGGTATATAGAGAACTCATTAACAACACTTGGTCAGAAAGACCCAGTATCAGAGCATAATTCACAACTCTGGAACTCAGGTGTTGATTCCGATAAGGAAGTCGCAAGAAAACAGAAACGTAAGTTATCTTATTACAGTAACGTTTATGTCGTTAAAGACCCTTCAAACCCAGCGAATGAAGGTAAAGTATTCTTGTTTAGATATGGAAAGAAAATCTTTGATAAGGTAACTGCTGCAATGCAACCTGAGTTTGAAGACGAACAAGCAATCAACCCATTTGATTTCTGGGCTGGTGCAAACTTCAAGATCAAAATCAAAAAGGTTGCTGGGTATTGGAACTATGACTCATCTGAGTTTGCTGCTCCTGCTCCACTTCTAGATGATGACGATGCAATGGAGGCAGTTTGGAAGCAAGAACATTCTCTTGCAGAACTTGTTGCTCCAGATCAGTTCAAGTCATATGAAGATCTCAAAAAGAGACTTGATTATGTTCTTGGTCTAACTGTTGCACCTAAGAGACAAGACCCAGAGGTCGTTGATGAAGAGAGTAACTTAGAAGATCTAAGTGAAGGTAAAACTAGTGCTGTTGTTGACACAACTCCATCCTCTGTTAATTCAGATGAGGATGAAGAAGATGCACTCAGCTATTTTGCAAAATTAGCTGAAAATTAGAAAATAACCCGAAAAAAAATTCGGGCCATTTTTTACGCCAGAGGTCGCTCAAAACGACCTCTTTTTTTATGGGGAAATTATTCTTGGATTCTCTGTTTTTTTGAGACTTCTACTAATAAATTGTTTTGATCTTTTATACTCCATAATATTAGCCATATCTCTTAAATATATCTCTACATATTCTGGTTGTAAAATATCAATTTCTCGCTTCGCTTCATTTAAATCAATTTCATATTCAAGGTAAGATAAAGATTTAGTTTTAGATTCTGTTTTTGAAACTCCACGATCAACAAAAGTGATTGAATGACCTTCCTCTACTATAAGTCCTTCTGGTTGAATTAATCTTCCATATGAATCAACTATTTTCAAAGTTTCATAATGATGAATATATGCTAATTCTGCTGATGTATATTTGTTTGTAAGATAGTTTTGTAAATCACCCTGAGACATTGGCCATTCATCTCTAACATTGATAATGTTATTTGTTGTAAGAACAACCCAATCTAAATTTGCATCTCCATAGACTCTATTCGCTACACCATCTGGTCTTTCATCACCTTGAATTAAATATTTTTCAAATTGAAAATACGAGTCAATAACATCTTCACGCAATACTGCTCTTTTAAATATATTTTTAACTTGTGTATAATCATATACAGATGTACGATCATTCGCAAGCGAAGGATAATCTAAGTTAGGTAATTGCCTAAAGTATGTGTTCTTAGGGCCTTTGTTTGAAGATGAATATGTCATTTTAATATCCTACTGATCCAACAGATGTTGTTTCATGATCTGTTCTGTATATTGGTTTCAATTCACTAAATTGTAAACTCATAACTACTGCTACAGGATGTGAATCTTGATATGCAGACCAAAATCCATCAGGAGCATAGTCAACTGTAATTGTTCTTAATGCCATAGCATTAAATTTATTTACGGTCTCTAAACTGTTTTCTCCAGCTTTATATTCGAGTTGAAATACATTTGGTGTTCCTAATAATGCTGGGCCACCAAGAAAATTTGCTGCTGATCCAATTTTAAAGAATCTAATTATTTCTCTAATCGTTTTAGCTTCTGCTTCACTTCTTGCAACCATTAAAAATTTAAATCCAAAATCTCTTAATACAGGCCCTTGAAATAAAAGTTCTGCGTTTGGATTTAAAATTGTTCCAGTTGATCTTGCAAGAAATTCATCAGCTGTTATATCAAGTCCAGCTAATTTTCCAATTTCTTGAGCTGCGATTCCTAGACCAGCAAATCCAGTATTTCTAACTCTATCACCCATGCCGAACTCTTTATTCAAATTATTTCTGTAAGCTTCAGCATTCTCTGCGTCACTTAGTTCTTTATCTTCACTACCAAAAAGTTTACCGAACAGATCCTTCATACCAAACTTATCACTGTCAGCAGTTTGTCTCGGATCGAATGCGTTCACAAAACTCGCTGCTCCCGAAACAGCAGTTAAACCAAACACATTTAAATCACTTTTTCCCCACTCTGCACCATTTGAATCGCTAACTTTTGGCATTGGTAAAATTACGCCACCTTTGTAAGGCCCAAATGGTTTTCCTTTCATACTGTCTCCTTTATAATTTGGTCTACTTCCTTGAACATTATTTTGAAAAACATTTAATCCTTCCTTAAAGGATTGTAATCTTTTATACTCATATTGTGTAATTTTTAAATGATCTTGTTCTATATCCATATCATACGGATACCTTAAAGTCTCAACGTCTTTTAGACCAGCATATTGTGCTCCACTAAATTGATCCTGTCCATAAAACGTTGCTTGCTCTTCAGCAATTTGTGATTCATTATCATACGTCTTCTTTGCCTTATCATAATTTTGTTTTAACAGTTCGGTATCTTGCAATGCAGTTTCAGTAACCTTTCCTTCTTGGCCGTTGAATTTATCCCGACTTATTGCATTTAAAACAGCCTCATTTTCTGATAATGTCGCAAACTCGTTTGATGATGGATCTATTGGTTTGAATCTACCTTTCTCATCTTCAGTACCCATTCCTGATACTTCGCCATTAATAACTGTAACTGAGTGAGTTTTATCACCTACAGTAAATTTCCAACTTTGTGGTTTTCCTTCTGCCATTAGTTTTTGTTGTAAATGCGACTTTTTGGAACACTGATTCCTCTCATATCAACGAATCTTTCAGTTGGTAATTGTGCTACGTCCGTCCATTCTGATTCTGGAATACGATATGGTTGTCCTCTAACACCAGCATAAAGATATTTATGCAAAGTTCGGGGAGGAACAGAAATCGCACCTTGAGCAGAGTTATTTAGTAAGCTCATTGCTAATTCTTCTCTTTGATTTAGACGTAGATAGTGTAAATTACAACCTAAAAATCCACCTGTTCGATATTCAATCACATATGACAGAGGATGCATGTCATAATATGGTTGTTTTGTCTGTGCTTGATATGTAAAAAAATATAATTGGCCAGGAGCAAATCCACCTGTATCTGCAGCGTCATCATCAAAGTTGGTAGATCCAAGTTCTTGTACTAGTTGTTGACGAAAGAAATCCTCGTTGACTTGACCACTAACTTTATTCAATATGTTTTGAAGAATACTCATCGGATTCCTAATTCTTTTTCAGTCATAATCTTAAATTCTAATTTGCGATCATCACAAAATTCTTTTGCTGCTTTCCATTTTGCTTGATTCTTCACATATGTAATTGACTCATTGATAAGAGTTTTTCTCGACTTGCCTTTTGTTGCTTTTGGTTCTAGAGTTTCTCTCATAGGCTTAACTTCAATCACTGATCTACGGATATTACCTTCTCTATCTTTATATTTAATGAAAAAATCAGGGAAATATCTACGAACACGGTTGGTTGTTGGATCACGATAGGGTATAAAAAACTCTTCTGACGCCCATTCAAGGACATTTTCATTCAAATCACAGTAATTCATGAATTTTCTTTCCCATAAAGACCTATAAATAATATTATGTTGATTGCCTTTATATTTTTTAGGATTAGAAGGTTTATATATTCCTTTATAACTCATACATAGTATTATAACCCTAGTTTATTTATCGTGTCATTTCCAAAAGATACAGAATTAAAACCAAAAAATATGATCGATGTTCGGGATCCTGTATCTCGTGTGTCTCTTGATACTTTTTATCAGGTAACATTTAGTTTTGGAAAACAGAGTAATTGGTTTAAGGGAACAGCTTCTGGTGGTAAAAAATTTGATGGTCTTGATTTCAAACAAAAGATGAATTTGTTATGTACTCAAGCTGAAATTCCTGGCACAAGTTACTTGACAACACAAGCTGTTGGACATCATCAAGGTATCCAAGAAGTTTTTCCAACTTTAAGACAATTCCCACCTTTAAATTTAACTTTTTATGTTGATGCTGATCATCTAATTTTAGAAGTTATAGAAAGTTGGATGTCTTATATCAATCCTTTATCAACTAATAGTGCTGCATCTAAAACTTTTGGTAGATTAAGTTATCCAGAAACTTATAAAGAAACAATTCATGTTTCTAAGTTTGAAAGAGATACTTTTATAGAAGGTAAGACTCTTGCTGGAGATCCTAGATCTACCACTTCAGCTTCACATTATGAATTTGTAAATGTTTGGCCACAGAATATGCAATCAATAAGAATATCTTATGGACAATCATCTATAATGAGATGTTCGATTGCGTTAGCATATGACCGATTCTTTACAGACTTTACTTCTCATCAGAGTGGAGTCCCTGTTACAACTGGAACTGAAGAAGCATCTGCGATTAATTATAATACTCCAGAATACTTTGATCCAATTAATGTCAACATGGATATCGCTTAACTCTACTATATAAAATACTGAATAAATTATTATGCCATTACCAACTGTTGCAACTCCAACATACGAGTTGAAATTACCATCATCAAATAAAAAAATTAAATATAGACCATTTTTGGTCAAGGAAGAAAAAATTTTAATTATTGCATTGGAATCAAAGAGTCAAACTGAGATTACAAATGCAGTGAAAGATGTTTTGAAACAATGCATTTTAACTAAAGATGTTAATATCGACGCTCTTCCTACTTTTGATATTGAAT